ATTACTTCAAATAAATCAGGTGGCATTTGTGGTGATAAACGATCAACCCGTGCGCCTGGCATATCTGAGGCAATGTACGTACCAGCACGGTTAAGTGCCATAAACTTTTCATCAACAATTCCTGAAACACCGCTATACACCGTTGGAGGTGAGACTTGTTTACTGAGTAAATCTAAAATTTCTATCATGCGTTGATTACGCAACTCTTGTAACTGCACTAATTTCTGGCATTCACTTTGACCCCACAAGTAATCGTATTGTGGGTTCGGACACAGTTGTACAAATGGACATTCACCCTTTAAGAACATACTCTCGCCTGGGCGATCATATAAAATAATATCAGGTGAGGCAATCGTCACAACTTGGTAGTCTTGGGTATCATCATTCCATACCCATAACTCTCGCATCTCAATCGTATCTTCAGCAACTTGGGGTGCATAGCGATTAACGCCACCTAAGTCCAAATTGACGTTACCGTAAATGGTTGCGCCTGATTGACTCATGACAATACGGTTTACCGCATTAGGCATATCATCATCACTCAGTTTTACACTAGCAATGACTCGTTTAATAATGGATTCTCGTTGTGGATGCGAGTACAAACGGGCATACAGTTCAGATTTAGTAATGTAATAGACTTGTAAAAGTGCTTCTTGCCGATCTGTATACGGTATATCTTCACGTAGTACACCCATGCTTGACGGATCAATCATATATGGCACAATGCCACGGTTATAAACCAGTTTAATAAAGGTGGTGTTGTAGACTAACGCCCAGGTCATTGCTAAAGAAAAGATTTGATCGGCATTAGAATTAAGCCATTCATCATTCAGAGCTTGAGTGAGTATCGGTGTTTTAAACTGTTCTTCTTCAGGTACAGCAGCTCCGAGCGAAATAGAAAACCGAGTAGTCTCGGCAGAATACAAGAAGCTAGTGAGCTGATCTAAATGCGGATGGATTTTATTAAAGTAGGCAGGAGGCTGTTCAGGCGAACTGCCAAATAAGTAGTAAGAGCGCAAGGAAGTGTAATCTGCCTTACGGGTTGCCATTGAGACTGAGCATTTTTCCATGAGATCAAGATAAAAATCTTCTCGATCAGCATGATTCGTAGGTATTCTCATCGTTTAATCTGTAAGTTATCGGGATCACGTAAACTTGAGCTTGGATCAGCCCGTGGTCCTACTGTAATCCCTGCTTGGCTTGGTGTCAACCCTGCGGACTCACCTTTTATGGACTGACTATATCTGCCAGCCAAGATACTTTGCATATTCATTCCTTGGAACGCACCACCCCAGATGGCGTTATCCCCTGCTCTGGGTTCTTGCGGAGCTTCGGGGGTGGGCGGTTTCTTGAGTTGGTCTTTGTTACCCCGTTTACGTGTGGCGAATTTTTCGGCATTGGCATACTCTTTTTCGGTAAACTTGTTGTTTCTGGTGAGATACCCTGCTTGATTCTCACCCTCTCGTGCGGATTTAATATTTGACATTCCGAATTCAATGGCAAGTTGCTTGGAGGACTTGTCGGTAAACTTGGTTTTTGCCGAAACCAGCCCAGGAGCTTGGAGGTGAACTTGGAAAACTTCATGGGTGCAGCCTTTCATTGGGCATTTCGGTTGACGGCTTTCAAAATAACCGTGGTGATCGCATTTAAAATCCTTTAGAACTGGCATCATTTTCCCCTTTTACTGTTCATCTAATGGTTTAATACTGTAATCATACTTGTTTTTAATACCGATTTGTATACCAATCTTGCCATTTTTCATGACTAAACGGGTATCTTTTTGCATAATTGGTTGGGCTTCTTTGCGAAACTCCAGAAAACGGGTGTTATCTCGGTTCGCCATGATTGCTACTTCACCATCTAACCAATGATAATAACCTTTACTGACTCGTCTTTGGACATACTCTGTTAACGGTTCGGTCTTATAAATAAAGACATCGAGTAAATGATTACGGGTAATACCACACAGATCAGCAAATAACTCTTGTGAGATGCCACGGTCATTATCAGACAGAAACCGTTTGATTAAAACCTTTAACTCTCTTTTAGGAATAGTAGGTTTCATTTATTGATAAGTCCGTCTGAGCCGTATACCCCAATTCTTTTCAAATAATCACTTACGTTCCTACCCACGGTCAGTTGTTCAGGGGTAAAGTCATCCTGTATACGACTAATGTGTTTAGTAATCTTTTGCATAATCAGGCGAGGCTGTACTTGTTCAGCAAAGGCAGCAGTCGCTAAAGCACAGGCGATGACCCGATCATCCTTATTGCGCCCTGTTGCCATAATTGAGCCACCATCCCGAACAATGGTTTTCATTTCCTCAATGGTATCCATATCCACAATGTCCATCATGCCACGCTCAAAGAAGTCTTTCATGTAAGACAGCATCCGTTCTTTGGTCGCTGCGGTGGTTAGCCAACCAATACTGTTAGAGTAGCCACCAAGGGTATCGTTCCTACGCCAAATATAGTTTTGCATATTGCCGTAGACATCGGTAAGTTCTTTACCAAGGGCTGTACCCATGGCTGCTGCTTGTCTTTTTAAGTTTTTCAGTTCATTAATAACGGCTTGACCTGGACCATTGACTTCTAAGTTTAAGGTAGAGTTTTTATAAGCACCAGCGAGGTGGGCTAAGACCCACGCAAACTGGTAGGTGTTCATTTCTGCTGTAGCAAAAGAGGCGACTTGTTCTAAGCCGTCAGCATAACAACGAAAGACTTGTATACAAAAGCGATCAGCCCAATCAGAACTACCGTAGGCAGGGTCTGCACCAATGACATAATAAGCGGTATCAACTGGTTCTTCCCAAATCTTTAGAGTAGCAAGACGTTCGGTGGACTTGAGAACCTCGGTATCTTGAAAATTGACTCCGAATGAATAACGATAACAATCATAGGTGCGTTTTTTAAGTGCTTTGACAGCATCAGTACACCTTGAATTTGAGAAGAATGAAGTACCTGTCATGACAAAGGCATAATCTTCGGTAGGAGGAAACTCTTGATACATGAGACTTTCATCCTTAATACCTTCAAGCATCTTCCAACGCCACCACGCCATTTGCCTAGAATTAATCTCTACGCCATATAACTTCTTAATATCTTTAACCCATTCTTTTTCTTCACCTGTGAGTTTGCCATCCCAATAGACTTTATAGGTCATGCCTTCAGGATCGAGACTATATAACTCATTACGCCACCACCCACAGAAGATGGCTCTCTGTGTCCTTGCTCGTTTGGCAGTAACGTACATATCATGAAACATATTAAAGCCTCTGGCGGTACTCTCAAAGAGGTACAGACGATGGGGATTGGTTTCAGCCAGAGAAGCTAGTAAAGATGCTAATCCTTCTTCATCTCCCCAAGAACTTGTTTCCGTACCATGCAAGTATGTAATCGCCTTGCCACGACCCAAACTTCCTTTAGCTCTAAGTCCAGCGACTTGATAAAAGAGACGAGAGCGGTTTTTGAGGGAAAGCTGATTGCGGTTGTGAGCAAGTAACGGGATGCGATACTCTTTGGGTAAACCATCCATATACATCGCGAGGGTTGACCTGAACATATCTCGGTTTTCTTCGGTGTCGGTAGTAAGTGTGCCTTGTAATCCTGGGTGGATAAAGTGCCAGTAGAGGTCAAGGGCGAGTGAGACGGTTGTGATTCCAAGTTGTCTACCTTTCAAAATAACAAAGAAATGAACATCATCTTGTAAACCTTTGGTAATCTCATCCATCACATAGGTTTGTGACCCTAAGAGCGTACCCATCTTCTTGAGACCTTGTTCTTTCGTCTCAATCTTGAGCTGTGAACAGAAGTTATAAAACTGTTTTTGATTAAAGGCGGTCATGTATTCTTCTGGTGATCAAACTGTTCTACTTCTTAAAATTCCCAATTGGCAACCTTTACCCGATTAACCTTATCTTTAGCACATTTCACTAAGTCATTGACTCTATTCTCAGAATAATTCTTCTTCCAAGTCTCAAATAAGGCAATCTTCTCAGCATCGGTATGGCACTCTATGACTCTTTGCATCTCTATCTTAAAACAGATGCGAGACTCATACAACTGTTCAGACCATGCCTTTTCAATGTCTAAGGTCACTAGCATCATCTAGGTCATCAATAATGGCTTGCAAACGATCTAGCTCAATCTGCGCTGCTGACATTAACTTAGCACTCTCCGCATGAACACGCATTAACTCATGAAAGATTTGCTCCTTATCCATAGACCAAATATTCTGCATATACTTGCGCTTTGTGTCATCAGACACAGACTGTATTTGTTCAGCAAGAGATGTCATTCCGTTCGCCATACCCGTACCCCGTCATTTTCTTTTCTGGCAATAAACTTCATACCCAGTT